GGAGAGTTCCATATCAAAGAACATCACAGATGTTAAAAGATGATCTAAACTGTACAACTAAACGTGTAGGTAAAACAAAACTATCTGTATTTGTTGTAGCTAGATTTGATAAAAAAATAGAAACATATAAACCAAAAACATTTAAGAAAGAGAATTATTAATGAAATATTTTATAAGAGTATACAAAGGTATAGAACATAAAATTTTAGGGTCTGAGGATGATACAAAAGTCTGTGATGGATGTAGCTTAGAATTTAGTCAAAAAAATTTTCATATAGCTAGTGCTAAAGTCAACTCTGAAACTCAAGAGATGTATAAAAGATTAAAAAATAAATGTAAAGATTGTGAAAATAAATTACGTGGTATAAGACATGCTTTAGAAAAAGATCCTTCCACACCACCAAAACCAGAAAATTGTGAGCACTGCGGTAAAGGCAATACTAAAATTGTACTACACCACAACCATAAAACAGGAAAGTTTGTAAGATGGGCTTGTGTAAATTGTAATGCTAGATATCCATTTGATACATTAGAAGAACATATGGAGGATGCGGAAAGATGGTATGAAGAATGAGACACATAATTTATGGACCACCAGGTACAGGTAAAACACATACATTACTAGGACATATAGAAAAGTTTTTAGCTAACACACCACCAGATAAGATTGGTTATTTTACATTTAGTAAGAACGCTGCACAAGAGGGTAAACAAAGAGCAGTAGATAAATTTAAACTATCTTACAACGATGTGCCATACTTTCAAACACTACATTCATTTTGTTTTAATCAACTTGGTATAAACAAGAATCAGGTGATGCAACCAAAACACTACAAAGAATTATCAGAAAAAATGAAACTAGAATTAGAAGGTGCAAGACAAGATGAGGACTATGAGGGTATATTTTATTCTCCAGATCCATACATACAATTAATAAATTTAGCACGATCAAAAGAAATGGACCCAATAAAATTTTATAATTTACATAACAATAATAAAATACAATTAGATAAGTTAATAATCATAGTTGAAGAACTAGAAAGATACAAAGAACAGCATGGTCTTATAGATTTTCCAGACATGCTTGATAAATTTATAGAAAGTGGTGAAGCACCAAGTTTAAAGGTTATGTTTGTGGATGAAGCTCAAGATTTAAGTTTAGTACAATGGAGATTAGTTAAGAAGATAGAAGAGAAGGCACAAGACTCATACATATCAGGTGATGATGACCAGGCCATATACAGATGGAATGGTGCACATGTAAGTACATTTATAAACTTAGAAGGTAAAAGAACTATATTAAATCAATCACAAAGAGTACCACAAGAACCTTTTGCACTTGCAAATAAAATAATAAAAAAAGTACATGATAGAGTAGAAAAAGAATGGCTACCAAAAGAAGAAGAAGGATCTGTTAAAAAATGTAATGATCTTTATGAAATTAATTTTTCACATGGTAGATGGTTGGTTTTAGCATCAGCTAACTACATGTTAGCTGAAATTGGAGAAATATTAGATGAAAAAGAATTGTATTGGCAAAGAAGAAATGCTGTACCAAGAGTAAAAAATATATATGAAATTATATTGAAATGGAATGACTTACGAAAAGGTATACCTCTGCATTACAATGATGTTAAGAAGATCGCTGCAAAGATGACTAAAGATAACTGGGATCCGAAGTTATTAAAAACAATAATAAAAGATGGTTTCTATGACATAGATACTTTGAAAGAGAAGTATGGACTTAACACAGAATCTGAGTGGGACGAAGCATTAGATGAAGTAGGTGATGAAGATATAAAGAAAATAAAAAAATTAATTGAAAATGGAGAAGATCTAAATAAAAATCCTAGAATCAGTATATCAACTATACATGGTGTTAAGGGTAATGAAAGAGAGAATGTAGTTGTAACAACAGACTTATCTGGTGCAGCATTTGTTGATTATCAAAAAGATCCAGATGATACACATAGATTATTTTATGTTGCATGCACAAGAACAGAGAAAAATTTATATATAATACAACCACAAAAAAAGAAGGCATACAATCTATGACAAACAAAGATATATTTGAGGATGCATTTCCTCAAGATAAACAAATAGGTGGGAGTCACTACAAAGACTTTCACATTCAACCTTACGAATTTATTTCAAAGAATGATTTATCATTTTTTCAAGGCAACGTTGTGAAATATGTTTGTAGATATTTACACAAAAATGGTGTAGAAGATTTAGAGAAGATCAAACACTATTGTGATTTAGAAATTAAGAAATTGAAAGATATGAAAAATGCCAAAAGCAAGTAAGATTGTAAAAACTATTAGCATTAATAAAAAATATAAATTTGATCTAGAAATTTATCTAGGACTTGAAGACAAATTCTCATGGGAGATATTTCCTCATGACTATAACGCGGCTTTATATGCATTTAGCAATAAAGATAAACTTAATAAGACTATAGAGAGTAAACATATCTATGAACCAAAACAAACCAATATTTAAACCACAGACAGAGTGGCTACCACCAGAATCTTTTCCAGACTTATCTAAGTATGATGAGATTGCTATTGACTTAGAGACTAAGGACCCAGATTTAAAATCTACAGGTTCAGGTTCAGTCATTGGTAATGGTGCAGTAGTTGGAATAGCTATAGCTGTAGAAGGTTGGTCTGGATATTATCCTATCGCACACGAAGGTGGTGGTAACATGGATAAGAATATGGTCATAAAATGGTTTACCGATGTACTAAAAACACCTGCAATTAAGATATTTCACAATGCAATGTACGATGTATGTTGGATTAGGTCTATGGGCCTTAAAATAGAGGGTAGAATAGTAGATACCATGATTGCTGGCTCTCTCGTGGACGAGAATCGCTTTCGATACGATTTAGGTAGTTTGGGTCGTGATTATGTCGGAATCGGCAAAAATGAGGCTGTATTAAAGGAAACTGCAGACCATTGGGGCATCGATCACAAGGCAGAGATGTATAAACTACCTGCGATGTATGTTGGCGAGTATGCTGAACAAGATGCAGTCCTAACTTTAAAATTATGGCAAGAGATGAAGAAACAAATTGAACGTGAGGACGTACAATCTATCTTTGACTTAGAGACAGAACTATTTCCTTGCCTCGTTGATATGAGATTCTTAGGTGTTCGTGTAGATACAGAAGCAGCAAACCAATTGAAGAAACAATTAGTTGCAGAAGAAGAATCATCATTACTGTTAGTAAAAAAAGAAACAGGAATAGACATTCAGATATGGGCTGCAAGATCAATTGCCAAAGTTTTTGAAAAACTAGATTTACCTTATGACGTAACTGCGAAAACATCTGCTCCTTCTTTTACTAAAAATTTTTTACAGAACCATCCACATCCGATCGTTCAACAAATTGCACGTGCAAGAGAGATTAATAAATCTCACACAACTTTTATTGATACCATACTAAAACACTCACATAAAGGTAGAATACATGCTGAGATCAATCAAATCAGATCCGATCAAGGTGGTACAGTAACCGGTAGATTTAGTTACAATAATCCAAACTTACAGCAGATACCAGCACGGAACAAGGAACTTGGACCACGGATCAGGAGTTTATTTATTCCTGAAGAAGGCACGACGTGGGGTTGTTTTGATTACTCACAGCAAGAGCCACGACTTGTTACACACTACGCATCAATGGATAAAAATTCTAATAATATTACAGGAGAAGGATTAGAAGAAGTATTGGAAGCTTATCTTGAACACGATGCAGACTTTCACAAAATTGTAGCAGACATGGCTAATATTCCAAGAAGTCAAGCTAAGACAATTAATCTTGGTTTGTTTTATGGTATGGGTAAAAATAAATTACAAGCAGAACTTGGTTTAGATAAAACAGAAGCAGAAGATTTATTTAAACAATATCATGGTAAAGCACCATTTGTAAAACAACTTACATATAGCGTAATGGAAAGAGCACAAGACTCAGGTCGTATTAGAACATTACTAGGACGAAGATGTAGATTTAATTTATGGGAACCTAGACAGTTTGGTGTGCATAAAGCTTTACCTAAAGAAGAAGCTGAAAGAGAACATGGACCAGGTATGATTAAACGTGCGTACACATACAAAGCACTCAATAAACTTATACAAGGATCAGCCGCAGATATGACTAAGAAAGCTATGGTTGATCTATACAAAGAAGGTATCGTACCGCATATACAAGTACATGATGAACTTGATATATCGGTCGATGGTAATGCAGATAAAATAAAAGAAATTATGGAATCTGCAGTTGAACTAGAAGTACCAAACAAAGTGGACTATGAATCCGGACCAAATTGGGGTACAATAAAATGAGGATAAATTATGGCTTATTTGAATGCAAACATACCGGCAACTTATGCACAAATAAAAAGGGAGTATTTATATGATCTTAAAAAACATCACGGAGAAGTTGAAGACTGCATTGTGTTTGGTCTTAGCGCTCTTACAGGTCGGAGCATATTATTTCATGCTATTATGGAAAACGGTGCAATATTTTATCGCCTACCAATTAGCGC